CTGTATACACATTCCCATCATTCTTATATTGAATATAAGCAGTAGGGTTTTGTTTAGAGAAAGTTTGGTAGAATTGAATGAACAATCTCCAATTATTGTAATTGAAGTTAGTAGTATCTAACTCTAATGAATTTAAGTTACCTCCTAATTTAGAGAATAATCTTACATAATTACTATCTTCTTTGGCTAAGTCTGTAAGAGATTTTGTAAACTTATCTACTCTTGTCTTATTGGATAATCTATCCATTAAGGTAGCGAAAGCTCTGCTGAAATTAAGTAACTTCAATCCACCAAAAGATGATGTTTTTTGATCTGGTAACTCTAATGAATTACTGTTTCTTTGATCTTTATAGTCCGTCTCTGTAAGTGTACCTACAGTTATTTTTATAGGATATGGGGAGTTTTTCTTAAAATCAACAGTAAATGCTTCCGGTGCATATAATGTTCGGTCTACATTTTCATCATTTATTGTAAGAATATCTTCTTCATTAAAATTGATTTTAAAAGAGGAATATAGAAAATCTTTAGTCCTTTTTACAAGATCATTGAATTGTGTATCAGAGAGTACTTCAGGATTATTATTATCAATAAATCCACTATCTGTATACACCTCTCTAATAGGTTCGAATACTTCAGGAGAAGTTAATTCTTCTATATTAAATAATGATTTATCAGTACCAAATATAATATCCATAGCTCTTGCTGTGATATCTTCAACAAATTCGTTTATTTGTTGTTCGGTAAGTCCTTCTATTAATCTATATTCCGCTAAGTCATTTTTTACACCTTCTGGTATTTTAAATTCCTTAAATCTACCTTTTTCAATCTGTTCAAATAAATTATCTTTTAAAGAAGGTTTATTCACAAATGATTTGAAGAAGTTTATTAGATTTTTAAAGAAGTCTAATATCCTCTCTGTCAAAGACTTAGCTTTAATTTTACCTAATCTAAAATCAGCAAAATCATCAGCTATTCTTTCTTTAGCTTCAGTATCCGTAGCTTCTGAGTATCTTATTTCTTTACCTGTAGCTCTGTCTGTGAAAGTTCCAGCTCTTGATTTAAACTCTTCTAATATAGCAGATCTCTCAGCTTCTAGAAGAAATGCTTTCCAAATACCTTCAAATATTTCATGGTATTCTGTACCTTTTGTGGCAGATTTGAAGAATTTAGCAACTCCTCCTTCAAATACCCCCCACGCTTTTTTATTATCGTGAGTAGTAATTATATTAAATAATACTTCAAATGGTATTCCTGGAACATTTTCCTGATGCCATTTTTTGAATATTTCTAATTCTCTATCCGTAATTCTTCCAGTATCATTTACTCCTATTCTTCTATACTCTGTTCCAGGTAAAGGTTTAGTTTTATTAAAGTTTTTCTTTACTTCTTTAGGTTGTTCTACTTTCGCAGGTTTTACTTCCTTAGGTTTGTTTTCTATTCCTTTCTTTAAATTAACGCCTATCTGTAAAGCTACATATTCAAGTACTAATTGTTTATCTTCTTTAGCAGCGTCAAATTTGTTAACGGATTTTAAGCCATTAACAATTACTTTAAGGGCTTCATCATCTACAGAAAGCTTGATGATAGTTTCGTTTTCTTCAACAGTTACCCTTACGTTATTTTCATTATCTACTGTAGCAGTAAATTCTACAGGGCCGTTTTTAAGATTGTAAGTATTCTTTGTTTTACCATCAATAACATATTCTCCTATTTTAAGAGATGTAGAAGGTTCTTTTGTTTCTTCTTTAACTACAACTTTGGCAGGTTTAATAGCTACTTCAGGTAATTCTAACTCTTGTAGAACAGCATACTTTTGCTTATAATTAAAAGGTTTAGCATCTGTAATAGGTCTTACATTTGTAGTTAAAGGAATATCAGATACACTCCTTTTACTACCATCTGGATATTTAGATGATAGTAGATAAGTCTGATAATTATCCCACTGTCTTTCTTTAATTTCCTCACCTTCTAGATAGAGTTCTACAAAAGGTTCATTAAATTGAACAGTAAGAGTATGGTTGTTTATACTGTTAAATGTTTTGGAAAGTTTGTCTACTATACTATCTTTAAATTGAGCGATATTAGTTATATCAAATTTTTGATCACCAAACCTAAGTTCCATAGTATTAGTGTCAATAAACATTTGATTAGCTCCAAAACCGCTTTCTTTAGCGGGTTTATAAAACAGTACATTTTGTAAAAAGTTAGTATATTTCTTATTTAAAGATACTTTGTTACCTTTTGATATCTGTTGATTAATTTGTTCTGATATCCTTAATAGAAGACTATAGATGGTTTCTTGTTGTTGTTTTGTGAAATTACTATTGTTTAGAAACTGTAAAGTATCTTGGTACTGTAATACAGGTCTACCATTAGGGAATTTCACAAGTTTCCCATTATGAGAAATTGTTCCAGTTGTAGGGATGACTATAAGACCTTCTTCTTGAGATATTGTTTCTTCTGGTACTAACGATTCAGTAACTGAAAACTTACTATCTTTCTCAGTATCTGCAATACCTCTTGAGATTGTAAATTTGTATATACCTCCGTGAGTTTTAGCAGAAAATAGTTGTTTTCTTTTAGCTTCCCATTTTTTAGATAATAAAGTAGCTTGTTCTTGTTCCCCATCTCTAAATCTTGCTGTTTTACCATCTCTCCAAAATAGATGAGTAGTTGGCATTGTAGAGAATACAACTTTGTTTAAGTCTGTTTGTTCTCCTAATTTACCTATTCTTTTACCATTTTCATCAATAAGGTATACGTTCTTTTTATCCTGCTCTACATATAAAGCAATTACTGTACCTTGATTTAAATCAGTATATTTAGAAGAATCTTCTCCACTATTTTCGTTTGATAAGGTAACTATACCATCTAAACCTAATTCCTTTTCTTGATTTTGAGTTAATAATACAACTCTTAATTTGCTTCTATTTGGAAAGTTTTTAGCATTATTTAATAAGGTTATAGCCCTCAAATGATGAGGTTTTAGATTAGAAGATTCCCAATCCTCTGATATCCCTGTAGTAGATACGAAAAGCTCTTCTGAAGGTTTTCTTTTATCTTCAGTTTGAACGAGTTGTATATCTATATCAGGATCATTAGTAAATGTAGTCCCGGAAGTAGTTTGTATTTCTTCTTGTTCTTTATCTAAATCTGATTTATGTTTACTTAATTTTTCTTGAGACGTTAATACTTTTGAGTATAAATTTAATCTATCGGCAGATATATCATATATATCACCATTGATGTCCTGTATTCTTATAGAACCATCTGGATTAGTAGCTAATACTTTTACTTTTTTAAGACTTTTTAAATTCTCATTATATTCATTTACAGCATCTTCCGCTTCTTCTTTTGTAGCATATAATGAATTAGGTTGATTTGGAAATATTGATTCCCATTGATCATCATCTCTTTTTCTTACCTTAGCCTCTTTTTCTTGAGTAAATTCATACTCTCTACCAATTTCTACAGGCTCACTTTCTTTTCCTTCTTCTAAAATTACTTGAGGTTCTAGAAGCTTCTGAACCTCTTTGTAGTTCTGAGGAAACGCCTTTATATTATTATACGTATCTACAAAATCTTTTCTTCTTAATGAAAGTTCTAATACATCTTTTAACGTATCTTTTAATTCATCTTCTGATATAGTATTCATTTTTTCTATATCAGAAATAGCTTTCTCAACAAATCTCTTTGGAGGAGTTCCGTTTTTAATAACTCCATCTAAGATTGATTGTACATCTACCCCAACCAGTACTAAAGGTTCTGTTAATTGTAATATTCTTTGATCGTAATCTTTTACTTTAGCAGCAGAATATACCATTTTATCTACTACATCCTGAGTAAATAATTTGTTACCTTCTTTATCAACAATATTAGAATATTTATCATCTATCCTAGTATATAAATTATTAGCATTAGATGCTATATCTTTAATATTGTTAATACGATCTATAAAATTATCTCTTGTTTCCCATTCGGCTATAATACCATCAACCTTCAATTGGTTAAACCCTTCTTCTGTAGAAGCCTGATCTAAGTATAATTGAAGTTCTTCGTTGATGGAATCTACTTTACCATATTTAACTCTTGGTAAAATATAAGACATTAAATAATCTAATTCATAATCTTTTTCATTCAGAACATCGTTATTAACTATAGCTTGTTGTCTCAATTGCTGAGATCCCATAGCTCTAGCCATGTAATCTACATTATCTTTTAATATTTTTTGAATATCTGATTTATCAGAATTTAGAACTGAAAGAGCAAGTTCTGTATTCTTTCTTCTTTCAGAGGATTCTGTTATATTACCTTTAGCAGTCATTAAGGCACCTGTAATACCTCCGATTAGGATAGATTCTAAACCTTCTTTATCAGTTAATGTTCTTGTAACACCTTCGTTAATAGTACCTTTGAAAGCACCTGATAAGTCAGTTAAAAAGTTACCTATTTCTTCTTTATTCTTATAAGCTCTACCGAAATAATCGGAAACTCCTTTTTCTATTGAGTACTGCGAACCTTCTTCGAAAGCTTCAGTTTTAGAAAATAATAATCCAACTCCTGAAGCAGCTCTATTTAGGAAAGATCTCGGTGCTACAAATTTACCTGTAGCTTCGTCTTTTATAACGTTATTTATAAGAGCTTTGTCTAGTTTTCTCGATGATCCTAATATTTTAGGTAACATTATATAGTTGGTACCTGTCAATAATAAGGTGTTAAAACCCCATGTAAAGTTACCTACTTTTTCTGAATAGTCGTTTATTTCATCAAGATCTTCTCCTGTAGGAGCAAATCCATTTTTTAGTTTATATTCTGATATAAGCTCATCTCTGAAATGATTCATTGATTGCAAAGCCTCTATAGAAGCCTCACCAAAAGTACCCATAGCAGATGCTATAATTCTATCAGAATTCTTTAAAAGAGCTGCTGTAGGGGCTTTTACAAGGGTTTGATTCAACGTATTTAATGTACTTTGTAAAGCACCCCATTGCTGTACCCTCGGTACAGTACTCATTATATTCTCAGTAGCATTTATAAGTTCTAATGACTTACCTGCTCTAATTAGCTTATTAGTAATACCTAAAGCTTTTAATGTAGCTCCCCATCCTACACCACCTGCAATAGCTCCTATAGAGTAGCCTATGTTTTTGGTAACTTTATCAGCCCAGAAGTTTGCGGTCATTAAGTTATCTGGAGACCACCAATCAGCATCTTTTTCTTTATGTGTATAGTAATTGGGTAAACTATCTTCTAGTTGTTTATTTAAGTTATCTAAACTTCTTGTAATTTCATTATCGAATAATGACGAAAATCTTTGGTCTACAAGAGATTTACCTAATCCATATATTAAACCTACAGTACCAGAAGTGAATGAGGTTAGGAAGGTACCTCCCATTTTAAGAACACCATTACCCCATCTATCCCAGTTTGATTGCTGTTGAGCAACCATTTCTTCAGTATCTGTTCCAGGTAAAGAACTATTGAATCTATCTCCTGTATGGAAAGAGCTTATAGGTATAGGTTGTCTACCTAAATATTGACCTGTTCCTAATGCATCAAAAATTTCTTTAGATGAAAGAGAAGGAGGAACATTTTCTAATCCTCCACCGTCTTGAGAATTTACAAAAGGGAATCCTTCAATACTACCACCTAAATTAACTGGTTTTTCAGCCATTTATTTTTCTTTTAAAATAGAATTAACTAATAATGAATTTGTAGCTTTAAGCTTATCCATAACTTCTGAAAGACTACCATAGTCTCCTAAATCCTTTACTTTTTCAACTTGACCGTCATAAACATATATATAAGGAATATATCTGTCTTCAATTTTAGCAATGTTTGCTTTTACTTGTATGTTACTAACACCTTGCAAGTTTGGAAAATCTCTATTGGAAAACGCATAGTCAGTATATCCATTATTATAAGTACTTACATCATGAGGATCTCCTATTGATGTACGAGTATTAGGATTAAATCTGATTCTGTTTTCTATTAAAGTTACTTCTCTTGGAGCATATAGAGATGATGGGTCTTTCTTAGATAAATTAGCAGCTTCTTCTGATGTAAGAGTTAGAGCACCTTTTATTTTACCATCATTATCATAAATAACAACTCTTGGAACTACTGATCCAGAAATATCATCTTTAGAAGTTTTCATCTCTATAGCAAGAGGTTCATTCTTCTTAAGTAAAGCAAGCATATCATCCGCCCTATTTTTAAATTGAGGATCTAAATTTTGATTGTTAGTTTGATAATTGCTTATCAATCTCATCAATTCTTGTTTAGTATTTCTATCAGCTTCAGCATTTCCTGTCAATAATCCCATTTTGAGATTAGGGGAGACAGTAAATCCTACATCTTTAAGTATATCAATTTTAGCTTTAGTTGCTTGTTTTATTTCTTCATTGTCTATTGCTTTATATACTTTTCTGAATTTATTATTAAAATCTTTTAATTCTGACATAGGAGCGACTCCCATTTGAGTTAGTAAAGTAATAGCTCCAGTTATAGGACCGACTCCTGTTACTGAAACTTTACCTGATTCTGCTACTGGTAAAAATTGTTCCCTATAAGCAGTTACATAATCTAACAGAAAATCTTTACCTCTTTCTCTTAGTCTATTTTCAGCAGCTTTTGACTGTTCTCTAAGCTCTGAAGGATTTAAGAATCCTAATGCTGATTCTCTACCCTTTAAGTAAATAGCAGCATCATACATATCTTGAGAGGATATATCTACTGGAGTATCTCCTACTTTAATTTTAGTTGATCCTGTTAGGGACTTGAATGTGTCAGAGTCTAATACAGCTTTTAATTCAGGAGATACTCTAGAATCGTAATCTTCCTTCATTATCATTACGTTATCGTATTCTTGTTTGGCTCTGGTATATTTATCTTTTAATAATCTCTGTTGTGTTGTCAGTTTAGAGGGTTCGATTTCTTCTAATTTAGATACAGACATTTCCAATAAGTTACTTTTCATCTCTGGTAATCTCTTATCTATTTGTTCGTCCGTAGGCTCTACACCAAAAGAAGTAAAATCTTTTCTAGCCTCCTCCCGTAGAATAACATCTATTGCTTGATCTTTTGTGTTTCCAGCTTTTATTAGTTTATTATATAAATCTTGATTTTCAGGACTGTTCAGCATCATAGAGTATACTAAATCATCTGATGTTGTTTTATATCTTTCGGAAGCAACCTCTATAGTTTTGTCAAACTGTTGTACATAATTCACAGGATCTGTAGATTGAAAATCTTGCTCTGCTATAAAAGGAGATCCATATTTATCAATTAGTTCTTGTTCTTTTAATTTAAGATTGGCTAATTTTATATTTCTGTCAAAAGCTTCATTATCCCTTTTGAACTGCATTTCTGCTTCCCATTGAGTTACTCTATTCGCTTCTTGGTTCATTCTGAACATAGCATCCCATCCAGGATTAGAGTGAATAGATTCTTTAGTTTTAGACCATCCAAACATCGTAGAATAATTACTCCTTACTTGATCTTTATAAAGAGTAGCTCTTATGGCATCAGGATTTTGTAAAGCTAAATCAGCATATTGATTATATTGAGTTTTTATATTTTCAATTTGTAATTTTACATTGTCTATTTCTGATTGTACATCTTTCCCTGTATTTTTATCTAATTGCAAAAGATTTAACCTTTCATTTAACATTCCAGTTAATTTCTGTTTTTGATTTAAAATTCTGCTAGATAGCCCTTCAGCACTTATACTTCTGAAGTTGTATTCTCCAGATATAGATAATTGTCTATCTACTCTAGGGTCCGAAAATATTTGATCTATTGCTTGTTTTACTTTCTCTGGGAATACTCCTTCCTTATCTAATCGTACCATCATTGGTGACAGAATAGGTTGACCCTTAGAGTCAATTTTAGGTTTACCAGAAGCATCTGTTACATATATCTGATCGAAAGAATACCCGTCAGGTTTTACAGCATCGAATTGTTCTTTTGCAAATTTAAATACATCAAAATGAGGTACATATTGACCATTGAAAGATTCTCCCACATTAGGAGAATTTAACCATGATTGAGCTTGTTTCTGAAAATAATACTCATTAGCTGGATCAGATTTACCTTCGTCTACATCTTTTTGTAATTTTTCAAGTTGTTTTCTATAATGTTGTGTACTACCCACAGCATTTTGTATGGTTTTATCTTTAGCAATTTGATTAACCATACCTCCTACTGAGTTAACTAATTGAAAATTAGAAAAATCTCCAGCAGCAACAGTTCTTAATTTTGAACCCAAAGAGTTTAGTTTAGATTGCAGATATTGTTTATCTACATCTCTCACAACATCCATTCCCGCGATATTGTCAATTTGAGACTGTATCTTTTGTACACCCTCATTATACATCGCTTGTTTCTGCATCCCAACTTGCACCATTGCTTCAACAGGTTGTTGAGATACATATTCGCGAAATCGCGGGGTTTCGTCTAAAAATGAGGCCATATTATTGATTAATTTTCAAAATTAACTAAGATTATTAACAATTACAAATCTTTTAATAAATTATTTATAACTAATAAAATTAGTATCCTTTCATTGCTTTTACTATACCACCATTACCTTTTTTCTTAGGTTTCTTTATTTCAGTTCTCCTACTAGTAGAACCTACTGGCATACCATACCTATCTCTGCGAACACTAGTAGAATCTACTTCAGTTACTTCTTTTCCCTGAGAATCTACTACAGGAAGATTAGCTCCTTGAGTATTGAACTGCATAGGAGCATTTAAGTTCCAAGCATGACCTCTTGGTCCAAAACGATAGTTGTATAGATTTTCGTATATTCCTAATGTACGATTTTCCAGCTTATTTTTAGCTATTTTATCGGCTATTGAATTAAGTGCTTCTTGAGCTACAGCTTTAGTTTTAGCTTTAGCTCCTGCTTGTCTAACATACTGTTGATCAAGTATTTGCAAGTTTTTAAGAGTAGCGTCATTAAGAACTTCCCTATTTTTATTATAGGTATTTATTCGTTGAGTCTGATTTAATCTGAATTGTTCTCCCAAAACACCTGTATTTGCTTGATACTTCTGTCCAGCTAAGACAGCTTGAGCAGCAGGATTATTAGCTGTCAAACGTTTAATTGCGTTAAAATCAGCTTGGTTAGCGTTTAATTGATCTTGTAGTGATATATCACTAACTTGTTCTAATAACGGTTGATATTGTTGTGCTTGTACGGGTTCTAACTGATTAGTAGACAATGCAAACATTTCTCCAGATAGTTGATTAGGGTCAAGGGGTGTTTGGTTAGACGGTCTCAAATATGGCATAACACTACTCAATAATCCTAACATATCAAGATTGTTATTATTTTCACCCATCTCATTTTCAAAGTTATTCCTTGTCATTTGAGGAATTTTAGGTAGCTTACCGGAAGGTTTGATATTTGTTAAAGGAGAAGTATCTACAGGTTTTAAATTCATAGGATCATCATAAACAGATAAATAATCTTCTTTTGAAGAACCTGGGGTATTTGTAGCTAAATTTAATCTTATAGGCTTTCCTTTATAATTTGCTGTTCCCCCTGGATTCTTTTTATATTCTTTAGCGAACCATTTATTAAACTCAGGAGATCCGGTTTGAGAAGAGGTTGTACCTGGGGTATTTGTAATTTTTCTAAGAGTTACAGCATCCATTTTTTCCCAACCTTCATTTTCGAACAGGAACCTATCCACATCTTTTCTATTGAGCTTACCTTCTTTAAACGCACTTTCCCATCCATTTTGTGCTATTTTCTTACCATTTTTAGCTTTTTTAATTTTACCTTTTGCTAGCTTATCACTATCAATATTTAATTCTTCTGCTGTTTCGAGAATAGCATTTTGTATATCAGAAGCTATTCTTTTTTTATCTGCAATTTCTTTAAGTTTCATATTAGTACCTTCTACCATTGCTTTACCTGAAGCAAAAGTCAATTTTTCATAAGGATCACTCATATCAGAATTTTCTATAAGTTCTAATCCTTTATTTAAAATTTTATTCTGTTTATCTTCAGTTTTACTTAATTCTGTAATGTATGTTTTAAATTTTTTACCTTTTGCTTTAGGATCATTTAATTCAGATACTCCATAAGAAGGTATTTTCATATTACCAAATACTGTAAGACCATCATCAATTTTAGTAGCAGGTTCTCCACCTTCTACTTCTACTTGTGAATTACCAAATCGAATAGGAGTACCTCCATTTTCGTGAGATGGTCCAGTAAACATAACAGTTTCTCCTAAGTAGGGATTCTGGGATAATTGCTCTACATTATTGTCATATACTTCCAACTCCCCACCCATTTGCATATAAGAAGGTACTTTACCTCCATCTTCCATAAACGCTGTATATTGATTGTGGATACCTTTAGTACCTTGATTGAAGGTTGCTATCCCTAAGTTCTTTTGACCTCTTTTTTGATATTTTTCTATTTGTTTTCTTTGACCACCATCTATAAGACCTCCTACTGCCCCACCTAGAAAACCTCCTAATACAGTACCTACACCTGGAATAGCAGATCCTGCAAGACTACCTAATGTAGATCCTATTTTACCAGCACCACCAGGCTGACCTTTACCTCCACCTATTAAACTACCTAGCATATTACCAACATTTCCTGAATTTCCAAATCCAGAAGCTTGATCTATAAAATTGGTAAATTGTGGTAAAATTTGACCATTTTGTAATTTCTTACCGTTTTTAGCTAAATAATTTGTACCAGAACCGTATGATGAAGCTAAGGTATTAGGATCAATTATATTGTCCTCAGGTCTAACATATTTCCTCTTTACTTTATCTGGAGCTAATCCAGCAGCATCTTTTACAACACTACTTAATTTAGAAAATTGTTTAGCTTGTTTTTTTTGGTCTCTGGCTTGTCCTAACATTTGAACACCTTGAATAAGGTCTCCAGCTACTTGTCCTATTTGATTTAAATTATTGTTTTGATCATTGTTTAAATCCAGCAATCCTTCACTACCCCAATCTAATTGAATAGGTTGTTGATTAAACATACCTAACATTTGAGTGCCATTTTGAGCTAATGGGTATTCTGTTACTCTATTACCTTTAAATTTATAATTTTTATCAGGTAACATTATCTTAGAATCTCCAGAGTCACTCACTCCTAATACAGGATAATTGACCCCTTTCATTGTAATAAAGTTAGAGTCTATCTCAGTTATTTCTCCAGGATGATTCCATTGACCTTTATTATCTTTAATCTTACCTCCATGTTTTAACCCGTAGGCTCTACCTAATACATTACCATAAGGTACTTTTTTAGGTTTAGAGTATTCATTCCATGACTTAAACCCACCAGAAGGATCTCTCAATGCTATAATGGCATCTGCGTTAGCTTGAGAATGTTCAAGTTCTTTCTTATATAACTCAACATCTTCAGGTTTCATTCTACCTAAAGCTTGATTCCTATGCCAACTATAATACTCATTAGCATCTTTGAACTTAGGTTCTTGAATGGGTTTTAAGTTATCTAATGGTAGAGGTATTAATTGTGTACCTGCTTGTGCTTTTATTTTCTTTTTCTTATTCATACTATTAGATTTTAATTCTGCTCCATTTTTAGCAGAAAATTTATTATTATCAGGAGTTAAAGAGGCTATATTGTTCATTAAATATATAATATCTTCATCTTTATAATTTTTTAATAAAGGGATTATTTTAGATTTATATTTTTGTTTAATCTTCTTTAATATATCTAAAGTAAAGTCTTCCTTCCCTGAGTCATATAAATTATCTCTCTTTAAAATATATCTAAATTGATCTAAATAAGCTTTATTCTCACTTGCCTTCTTTTCGTGAATTTGATAAAAAGCATCTTCATAAGATATTTCTTTACTTTGAGCTTTTTTTAATATCTCATCTTTTGTTAATTTATTAATATTTCGTTTACTTAACTCTTCAATTTCTCTTTTGTTCAAATTTAAATTGATATTCGATTTATCTTGATTAAATTCCATAGCTCCAGCAGCATGAGAATATTCGTGAGCTTTTACTTCATCATACGGAAATAGTTCTTTAGGTAGATTACCAAAAGTTATATATCGATCATTCTCGTTTTTATAGTGATATTCTGAATTTACATAAGGATTCTCAATTTCATAAGTTTTAAATAAATTATTCAATCTATCATTTATAGTTTTATCAACATCAATATATCCCTGTTTTCTTAGTCTACTTTTATATTTAGGACTTTTTATATAACTTTCTAAAAATTCTTTAGGTTGAATTACTCCTCCCTCTTGTAAAAGTTTCTTCTTTTTCATTATTTATATGAAATTTGTGAAGGAGCACTTACAAAAGTACTCACTAAATTAATATCTGTTCTATTATCCAATATGTGTCTTATTTTAACTTCTTTCGCTCTTAATTTTTCTTTCTTAAATACTCTTGAGGAATAATCCATATTTTCCTGGTTTACTTCTTTATCGTAACTAAGTGAGTTACAAGAAGTTAAGAACAAAGGCAATTCTCTATTCTTTACTACATTCCAAAAAGTATTATATTGATAGAAATTATCACTTTTTGTATAGAGTATATCTTTGCTGTCTACATTATATTTAGGATATGAAAGTTGAACTTTCATATTATTAATAGGTTTAAATATTAAATTTAAAACCCCTGATGATTGTTGATCATTATATATAACAGCTTTATTAAAATAAGCATTATCTACTTGTACCTTTCTATTGTTGTCTGATACTCCTCTATTTTCAGATAAGTATTTATATACTTTTGTATAATCCTTTACGTTTTGGAGTATTTCATCATTATATTGATACGCAAATGGATGTTCTAAGATATATGGATGAGTGCAACCATAAAATGAATTATACAAAGAATTGTTTTTTTGATGCACCCATATAGAGGATGTGTTGAGAGGTACTGATTTGCTTGCAGCTATTTCAGGTTTTGTTATCTCACCAATTGGATAATTTATAAATTTATTACAACAATTTTCTCCACCAAATCCTATTTTTATAACTTTAACATTATCAGCAATAGATAAAGATATTCCTGAAATCAGATCACTTTTAGAAACAGAAGATAGTAACACATTCCCAATATTATCATATATCGAGAATGTGTTAATTCTATTACCTATTTTCTTTATCTTTATTAATATTGTTTTCATTAGCAATCTGATGCTGTATCTGATCCAATTACTCCTGTTCCAGAATCTATATTGTAAATGTCACCTACACCTTCTTCTACGATGTAATTTTGACCTGTTAATAGTACTGTTAATGAAGGATCTGTATATATAGTAGAGCCTGGAGAAATTGTTTCTCCTCCTCCAGTATATACAGGATCTAAACCTCCAGAACATACTGTTTCTAAAGAGGCTCCATATCTAACAATAAACATAACTACTCCTTCACTTGTAGTAGTAGTTGTAGTTGGAGGTTCTTCCGAAGTTGTAGTTGTAGTTGTAGTTTCTTCTATTGTTAAATCTATATAATTTTCACATAATGCGTTCACGGACTGTACTCTTATTGAAGATGTATCATCAGGTACAGAATAAGAAACATAACCTGATTCCAGATCTAATTTAGCAACACCGCTTTCAAAAGGTACAGTATATCCATCTACATTTGAATATAAATCAAACGGACCTGTATCAGCTCCTGCGGTTGTTAAAGTTATCAATACTGTTAGTGCCATAATATTTTATTTATTCTAATGTTGTAGTTGTAGTTGTAGTACTTTCCTCTATTGTAGTGGTAGTAGTTGTAGTTTCTTCTAAAGTACTTGTAGTGGTAGTAGTTGAAGGAGTTATATCAAATGCATTACCTTCTAATTCACATTCTGTTAATAGAAAAGCACTACCCTCTAATTCACAATCTATTACTTGTAATTCTCCTTCTAACTCACAATCAAAAGGATTAGGAGTAAATGAAGTAGTGGTAGTTGTAGTTTCTACTATTTCAGCTACTATAAGTTCTAAATCACACCCTGTATTAAGTCCTGAATAGAAGAAATTGTTTTCGGCTATATAAAAATTAGGAATATAACTATGGAAACTTATCCAACTACCCGTATTTAAATTAAACGATAATGTCCAGGATTTATTACAAAAATATTCACTATCACCTAATTGTATGGTATTTCGAATTATTGCAGAATTACGTGATATCTCTACATAAAATTCCTTGGTTTGTATATCATATTTTACTTCATTCGATAATGGAATATAATCTAACTTAGTAATGATAATTCTATCAAATTTAGAATCATATACTCCATGTATACCTATTCCTTTGAAGTGGTTATCAATATTTACATCAAAGTATTTAGTAATTTCAAAGGGTAAATGATCTGTGAAGAATCTATTTAATCCAAAACCTAATTTGGATAAATCTTCAGCTTGATTACCTGAAACTAAAAATATCTGACCTCTTTTAGCATCTATAGTTACCTGTCCTTGAGGAACTTTTAACAGGAATTTATGTTGACTCCCTACATAACCCAAATCAGTTTCTGCAAAATCTACAGGAGGTGAACTTTTAAATAAAGTATCGTTTCCAAGATATGCTGCTTGAGGATTACTTGTATTTATTGTAAGTAATGTATTATACAGTAATGATTTATTGTGAAATCTTGCTAATACTCCTCTGTTCTGTATACTGTCTATAGATGTAAAATCTCCGTAATTTTGAGGAAAATCAAAGTAAGAAACAGGTCTGTAAATTAACCAATTATTTACTACTTTATCTACATAATCTCCTTGAGGATCAGAATATATTGCTCTAAATGGAAAATTAGTAAAACATAACTCCTCTTCCCAATTAGAGGGTAGATTTGAGAAGAAGTTTTCTTTATTTTGTTTTGAATAACTTACATTATAATAATACGTATTATCTTGTACAATAGGTACATTACTTTCTTGTAACCAATCATCAGGAATTCCTGAGGACACATGAGGATAAAAATCACCCTCTCTATTATTAAATGCCTGTCTTAAGTCAGTATTTATACTACTTTCACAATAAAATATAGGCACCCCATAAGCAAACATGTACATCTTACCATCATAGTAGGTTCTATTAGGATTTACTACTTTTGGATTAGCTGTGCTATCTGGTGGAGGAAGTTGATTATTAGGACAATCAAAGTAATGAGCTTTTATGGATATTATATTTTTTAATATCTCAGAACCTATTCCTGAACCAGAATCTGCATAATCAAATAATATAGATCTTGCAGAATGCCAATATTCAGGGTATGCTATATTACCTATTTCATCATAAAAAATATCACTGTCATCAGGAGCATTTACTCTATTATCTATAAAAAAAGGTAACTTTGTTTTAAAAGCAAATTTAGATATAAATGTATCACCTCCAAATATATAAACTGTAGAGTTAGTATCAGAAAAAATAACTTGGGTGCCAGTATCTACCTTTTCATATGAGTATATTTGACCCCATTGATTAAGAAACGAATTCTTTAAAGAAGCGTAATATACAACAGATTTAATATCAAATTGTTGTTCTGGTTGAGAACAATCTATTTGAGAAGCAATGTATCTAGAACTATCTTCTATTAAACTTTCCGAACCTAGTAATAAACTATTTGTTTGAGATGGGTAAGGTAAAGCACTATTTGTTTTTACATAAACTGAGGTTTCTCTTTGGTAGTTATTTATATTCAAATCATCCGCCACAGACTGTACTCCTGGGTAGAGGTACTGTGAGTTGTCAATTTTTCGTTGTTTTATACCTTCTCCATCATTTACATCTGCATAATAATTATAATTTAATATAGAGTTATAACTATATCCGTAATTACGTCTCGTAATACCATTTAAGTATATTTGTAGATATGCTTGATATGCTGTAAAAAGAGCAGTGCTACTAAAAGGTGATGTAATGTCGGCTATTTTTATAGCTGATTCTAAAGCATCTTCTTGAGCTTCTTTAGAAATCAGTCTATATAATGCGTTTTTCTTAACTTCTGTAAAATGAGCCTTACCTGTTCCAAATAATACATTTTCTATTTTCAAAACATCTCCTAGGAATGGTTGTCCAAAAGATGTTTCAGGAGAATTGAACACATGACGAGATTTACTATCCTCGTCCTCAAATCCTTTTAAATTCTCAGGATAACAAGTTTCGTTTTTAAGAGCATTTAGTTTAGTTATAGTATACTTTGAAGTATTTAGAAATAGAATTAGAGGTTCAGGAATACTACCTATTTCAACATTTATAACTACAGGACTTCCTGCACTTACTTCAACCCATTCACTATTACCATTAATATCAACATATGTAAAATATACCTTTGCAGGGAAAGGGATACCGAAAACAATAGTGAATCCTTGAACGGATAATTCATATGAATCAAAACCTACTTCTGTTATAGTAGCAGCAGAGGAAGGTTCTATAGTAGGGGTGGACATTGAACATATTTGAATAGTCTCACCTGTAGTTATTTGTTCTCCTAATAGAGTATTCGTAAAACAATCTGTATATTGATAGGCTCCGTTAGCAGATGCTACTATTTCATATACTCTACATTCTGCATTATAAGCATTACTTTTTGCAAGAAGAAACGGATCTTGCTTTAGATCATTATACGGATAATTAGGAAAATAGTATTCTGTTCCTTGTCTTTCATATTTACCTACATTTCTTAATATACCTTTACCAACAATGGACTTATTGTTGGTTCTATCTCCTCTTATAATTTTGAATCCTACAATACTGTCTTTCTGCTCTTGTGTTAAATCAGATTGTATAATTAATTGCTTTATTTGATTTACATCTAATCTAACTCCTATAGGGTAAATAGCCCTATTATTCATATTCAGATTAGTATATTTACCATCAGAATCAGTATCTATAGTTGGATTTTCAAATATAGGGCATAGTTTAACATCTGGGAATTTATGATGTCTTATAGGTTGTCCCGCTAATTCTCCCCATACTTCAGTATCACAAGGATAAAGTTCAGATGATTCCCAATAAGAGAACTCCCCATATTGATGAGGACCTTTATAGGTTTCATCAGATGTAGACTCTGTTCCTAATATAGTAGCTGTATTATTATTCCTCCAATATGGATTAGGTTCACCATCAGGTCCTATATAATCTGGATCTGAAGATACCACATCAGGAAACGTAAAATCTTGAGGTGCTAATTCTCTACCTGGAATATGAAAACCATCTAATTGTTTTCCATTAGTTAGTAACCAAACAATTTCAAAAGGATACACCTCATCTCTTAAATACCCTCTTAAATTAGTAGCATTTAATTCATCCTTATAATCCTCTGTAGAAGGTATTCTCCAAGTTTGCCACTGTAGTGTTATTTTATTTGCGATTTTCTGCAAATTCATCCTATCTACAGAGGTTAAACCTTTCCATACAAGAACATCATTAACAGCGGTTAAATCATCTGCTATTTCATATGTTGGAAATTTCTCAAATATATCATTAATAGAGAGTCTTATTTGAGTTTGATTTTGTCCACTATATATAATTTGCTTGGAGGAAGCGTCTATAAAATAAGTACCAACTAATTCTACAGAAGGTATATTATTTATAGTTTTAATTACTGCTAAATTGAAGTACTTGTAAACCCCAGAAATATCAATATTATCTATATTTAAAACTATAGATTTTCCAACAGGGTAATTAAATTCTGGTGTTGTTAATTGAGTATTCGCTACTGGAAGAGGATTTGTTACAGAATAATAAGAAGTATAACCACCTCCCTGTACATCACAATATTGAATAGCAAATTGTATAGTTCCCGCTGTTAAATTACCACCCGATATTACTTTTTCCACTGTAATATTTGGAATATTAAAATCAGGTTGTACATTTAATTTATTACAGTCTATCTCAGAAGTATATTGATCATCACATACTTCTGTACCGTCTTTTCTTTTATAAGGTAATTCTTCAAGATTTAAATATCTTCTTGGATTATAGGCATCTGTCCAATAAATCTCAATACCGCAATTCGTTACTTTATGTACACATTTATGAATAGGATAATCTATATGAAAGTTTAAACAATCCGCATTTATAAGAGTTTTATAAAGACAGTTGTTGCTTTCCATATATCCAATTTCAGATTTACCCTCTTGAGGGTTTACTAGAAAAAAGATATGTTTACTTTGTTCTGGAATCGAGTATCTTCCTATTACAGAATATCCTTCAGGAAATTGCAAACACTCCTCATTACCATGTTCATTTTGATAGTTTATGGAATTACCGTCAAAATTTTGAACATTAGCATTTAGAGCATAGGAGACCTTCCCTTGCTGTATTTGACCTACAGAGGAGTCGGTATCCATACCTAATCTAGCAATCTGAGTATGATTGTTTATTCCTGAATCTGCCATACTTAATTACGTCTCCAAGTAGATCTCCATCTTCCCGTAGGAAGTTCGTATTTTTTATTTCTATTTAAGGTAGTTTCTATACCCCTTATCTTTTCATTAACTGTTTTCTTCTTTATTTCAACTTCTGCTAATATATATGCTTCGTCAGAAAGTTGCTTATAATATATCATCTTTTGTTGAAGCTGTTTAAATGTTTCATCATTTACCTGATTCATTAATGTTTCAAACATTTTATATTTAATATAATGTTCTATATATTCTTTTATTCTGAAATTATCAGGTATCAACTGATTGTTAGATGTGTCATAATCATAAGCATAAAACATTAAATAAACAGTACCTTTTCTAAAATTTACTGTAAACTTATTATCCCTTATATCAAAACTATCAGGACCACTGGCTCCTACATTTTTACAATCTAATGAACAATAATCTTTTACTGAAATATTTCCAGGTTTAAGAAGATATTGTCTTTTATAAGACCTATTTATTTCGTTATTGGTTTTATAAACGGCTTGTATTAATACAGGCATACATTCAGTACCATCACATGAAGCATTTACACAATCCAAATTAGTACAAGACTTATCTCCTGAGATAACAGGAGAAATCTGAATTGTTGATTGAGAAGCTGCTTGAGAATAAAAAGAATTTGGTGATTGATAAGGATACGCATTTATTTTAGTACATAACCAAGCTTCTCTTACAGAATAAAAATTATCAGGAAGCCTTGCCTGAAAATCATCAATTTCTAAAATAGTAGGCACAATATTATAAGAACTTTTACCTAGTTTATTTAAACATTTATTAGTATAGGTGGGGAACATTAAATCATCAATAGCACCAGTATCAAAATATGATTTAAGCTCCTCTCTCACTATAGAGTAGGTGGGTTCTGGACTTACAAAATTATACTTATAGAAATATGACATCTTTATTTACTTTATCCATTCTTTATATAAATGTTGGTACTTTTCATCAGTTTTAAGATAGTGAGCTAATGTTCTGGAGGTTACTCTTGATGGTTTAAACCACCATAAATCACCATATTTGATTCTCACTTTATCTTTAATCCACTTCCATCTAAAGTGATATCCTTCTGTGTGGTAGTTAAAAATATATATTTTTTTACCTTTTTCTTTTGTTCTTTTCCAATCTACCGGAAGATTTATATACTCCTTACCTGTTTTAGGATTTACCTTAATTCTCTTTCTCTTTTTCTTATTTATGGCAAATTCACCAAACCCCAAAGGTAATTTTCCTTTATCTCCCGTTTCTAAAATATAATCCCTAAAGTTCTCATTGAACATATAGATTATATTTTTCCATTCATCAAAAGACACCTTTATATCAGGATGTTTCTTACAGAATTTTATATAGTTCTCTCTACTTGATGATCTCCAATCTACAGGTACTCTTGGCATGTTAATCCTTTGTTGTACTATTGGGTGATTGTCCGTCTACAGAGTTCTCGGTCTTATCTACAGGTAAATTAAAATAAGTTTGTAAAAGTTTTTGACTAACTATATCCAAAACTTGATTCTCCAGATAGCCAGGTATGTTAGCGTTGTTATCCAGTGGATTTTTACACAATTCTTCTTTGGAATATTTTGTACCACAATCACAATCAGGAAACATTATTTCATTAGGAATATCTTCTTCAAAATTAGCGGATATTCTCACCGCTTTTACAGAGGGATTGGTTACATATAAATAATCATTCACTATAAAGAAATATTCTTCTTTCTTAATAATAGGGAGCTTTAATAGATTTAAGTATCTATTTACTGTTATTTCTTTTAGTTTTTTACCTTTACCACTTAATGCGTTTATAGAGTACACTCCTTGTATCAAGTATTGATAATTACCTTCTCCCATCTTAGGTAATTTGTACTTACTTCTAGCAATATTACAATCGTCTACATACTCACAACATTCGGAAATAGGTACTTCTTTCATTTCCAAACAAGGAATAGTCGTAAATAATGTATCAGTAGCCCATAGCTTTCTTAGGTTAGTTTCTCTTTTAGTTAATAGAATTCCTGTTCTTCTAATTTCTGAAGCAATTATTCTATCGTTAATAAAAGCGTCAGAGGATAACAACTTGTGAAACCCTCTAACAGCACTAACCAATGATCTACGTGTACTCATTTTTATTATATTCTATGTTCGAACTCACAAATTTTACCCTGTTCTGGATGATACACTAAAGCTAGTGCTGCTCGTACTTGATTAACAAAACCATTATCCTGATGCCACCTATCAGTTCCAGACAAAGAAGGCATCTGTTGTATCCTTACTCCTTTTACTTCTTTAGCTAAATAGTGATGTTTATCTCCCGTATGAACCTCTCTATATCTAGCTTTACCAAAAGCTTCAGAATCTTTCCCTGTAGCGAACAAGAGGGGTAAATCTTCTAATTTACAATTATTACCATGATGGTAACCAATAAAAGTATTTCCCAATACAGTAGATTTAGTTACGGAGTGATGTCTTTGGAATTTTACTTGTTTATATTCTTTAAAAAAGACTTCTAAAGCGTGTGCTACGTAAAATCCTTTAGTGCGATCATGGTTTCCTTGTACTAGTATAACTTCTATTTCCTTGGCTTTTGTTGAAAGATATGTAATAGCTGAAACTAAAAGATTAAATCCCACTTCATATTCTTGGTCATACCAAGCAGTTACATCTTGTGGAGTTCCATTAGTTGTTGTATTTTGATAGTTATCGGAATGAAAAAAATCATTACTAATTGGAAATACAAGTTTGTTAATATTATAATTGTTTATTATTTTACCAATCAAATCATTAATAGTAATTAAGTAATCGGATACTTTTGTAGATAAATCGTCTCCTTGTTTAGTTTTCTTGGCTAAATGAAAATCTGCTATATTAAGTTCTACATCTACAGCTTCTTTAGTTAAATTCCAATTATAAAATTTAGGTATTACTCTATGAGGAGTCCAATTTTCAAGGAATTTAGCAAAATCTGCTGCTGTATAATCTTCTGGTTTTTTAAGTGAAGCTAAAACACTACTTGAGAACTTTCCGTTTGTTTTTAACTTTGACCAATATGTAGATATTTTATATTTTGAAAGATCTATTTTATGAAGGGCTGCTAGTTCTATATCACTTTTAGGTTCGAAACTAACTTCGACAGTACTTTTTACTGTACCTTTTTCATTATTGACTTCCTTAATCTGATTATCTAATTCTTCTTCTGAATCTTGATTTTTAAGTTCTTTTAAAAGTTTATCTACATATTCTTCTGAAATTCCAAGTTTTTTTGCATAATAAGCTTTGGACTGCTTATGTTTAAGTAGTTGCTGAAGTCTACCTAATAAATCATTTCCTTCTATCATTATTAAAGGTTTAAAATTTATACAAATATACTAAAAATTTATCCAAAATACCAAATTATTTTAACTGTTTTTGTTAAATAATCTAATTAAATCGATTATATTAAAATAAAAAATCCCCGCAAGTATCAGTTGCAGGGACAAAACCACCTCGAAAAACCAACAAATCAAGAGGTTTTAACGTTAAGGACATTCATTAAATTTCTCACAGAATATAGTCTTAAGTGAAGGATTATTCTCTATAGCTACTATAAAGGCATTAAATATCTCTTCTGGAGCAAGTTTACCATCTATTTTCTCAATAGCGTCACTAATTGTATCCTCTGTCTGTATTCCTGTATATGGAAGATTGGCTCCTGCGTAATAGATTTTATCAGAAGACAATAATACATCTTGAGAACAAGGTGAGCATCCTTGAGGATATGTTGTATAAACCACTAATCCATTTTGATAAGTAGTACTCCAACAAGGCATTCCTGGAAGGCATTTTGACATAAAGAGTTGATTATCAGTTAATTAGGGAATGTACATAATATAATAAGTCGCTAAAACAGGCTGAATATTAGCATGTGCTTGACCTCCTCCTGTATTATCTATAGAAATACCCGTAGATGAAGATTTAGTTCTTCCTACATCAGCTTCTCCTGTACCAGCAGATATTTCATAATCACTATTACCACTTATATCTCTTTCTGATGCAGCATATTGACTAGCTGCATTTATTTCATTAGCTCCAGTAACTTCATCTTTAAACATAAGATGGTAGTGCTCTGGATCAGTCACTCCATGAGAGTGGGATGGTATTTGGTTAGTGTTCAGTGTTACGCTATTAGCTCCTGCAATAGTTCCTAATGCATAATTAGGATTAAAAGCAGAAGATGCTGGATTTACAACGGACGACATAGCACCTCCCGGTACTCCAGATATAGCACCTACTAAAACTCTACCTCTTAGGTCTGGTGTACTGTTATTACCGTTACATAGATATATGTCTTCCCACTCTCCTAATCCAGCTCCTGTAGAATCAAAATTAGATAGAGTACCGTAATAAGCTTGAATAGTGTAAGGTACCATTCTTGTATGATACTTATTAGAGGTTTCTAATGTGTCTAAATAATCTTGAATTAAATCATTTAACTCAGACAATTTAACATAATTAGTATCTACATCTGTGGCAAGTGCTGTTAGTTCTGTATCTACTTCACAAAGTTTAGTTATAACGGCTTGTACAATAGCATGAGTTCCATCATCTTGAGATACACCTTCTAAACAATCAATTGTATAATTAGCCTCAATAGTAGAGATGTCTTCTACTATATCGTCTATTTGACCTTGTAAATTACAAGCTGCTTGTACGAGAGCTTTAAATAGATCTAAAGCTGTTACTTCTGAACATTCCTGTAAATAGTCTGAAATTAATTCACAGTATAATTCTTCATCAATATCTATTTTTATACCGCTACCGTTAATAGTAGAAGTTAAAAATGTTACAAGAGCTTGCTCTACATAAGAGAGAGAATCTCCGTTTTTTATATCTAATATAGGTACATCTACACCTGTATACTTTATACATTTGTCAGATACTATCTCAGAACATCCGTTGTAGCAATTACTACATGCCATATTATTAGTTTTTATGAATTAAAATTTTTATTTTACTTGCTAAATCTTCTATTGTATAACAATCTAAGTATTCTGAATTACAATATTTGTACTGTAAAATCCTCTTATAATGCAATAAATCTGAAACAATATCTAAAGGAATTCTTTTATTTAGTATAAATACAATATTGTTATACTCTTTGTTGGCAAGTTCTGTAAGTCTACAATCTATATCTGCAATTAAAGCAGGTATCGTCAAACAAGATTTACATTCTCTGAATTTAGGAAAAAGCATTATTTCTTAGGTTTTGAAGAACAAGAAGGACATTTACCACCTCTCATTTGACAAGCTGGTAGTTTCACAGGACAAGAAATACATTTTACTGAATTACAGGCCATAATTATAGATAATTAGTTCCAGAACAACCACAGTTATTCTTAATAAAAGTATCTAATTGTTTAGATGCTTGTATATAAAGTTTATTTGCAGCATTTACTGCACAATTATTAGCGGCTGCAATAGCTCCCTGTATAAGGAACCATATTGTATTTAATTCTACTTTTGCTTGCTTTTTAATAACTCCATCACACTCCATCATATCTAACTTCATAAAAGCTTGATCGAACTTTTCTTGTAGTTGATCTACTCTTAATATATTTTTAGTAACAGAGTAAAGATGAGATGGATAAATAGAATACGTAATTGTCCAAACTCCATCTGGTAAATTAACACTATCTTCTGTAGGCTCTGTTATTTCTAATATTCCTGAATTGAATACATTAAAGTCACTTGGTACAAATGGAATAGAAACTAACCCTAATCCAGGTATTGTAATCTCTATTGTAGGAGACTGTATTACAAGATCATCTGCGTAAACAGAGCTATCCGCTATACCTAATGTTTTTGGATTGTAAGTTGGAATTAATATTAAATCTAGTTTTGTTTCCATGATACGAAATTAAACAAAAAAAGGAAGGAAGTATAGAACTTCTCTTCCTTTAATTGTTTGTTATAGAGTTTGATTATTAAGCTCCAGTAGTAGTGGTTGTTGTAGTTATACATGCATTATCTGCATCTACAGAACCAAGTGCTGCTTCAAGCACTGCTTCTACAGCAGCAGTTGTTGTACTAGGACAAGCGATAATTACCATACTATCCTGTATTACAGCATCACTCCAGTTATTTACAGATTTGTCATAATCTTTGAATTTAATATAGAATGTGTCATAAGTAACACCATCAGATACGTAAGATTCAAAGACGTTATTGTAACCAGCTAGTTTATGCAAATGTTTACCAAAACCTGTTTGATATGAGTGGAAATTTTTCTCAAGTTGGCGAATCTCATCAGGAGTACCTGTTGCATAATTCGATTCTTGAATAATTTCTACATCAGCTACGTTTACACATGCATCAGGAACAATAAAATCAGCAGTTGTTGCAGGACCTTCAGTTACAAATACATTGAAACGCATTTTATCATATTCGTGAGGGAAAGCTGCTACATCACATGGTTGTCCGTATACAGTAAGTGGTTTTCCGTGAATTCTTAAAATAGCATTTTCATCATCACCTACTCTTTCAAAAATAAAGAAGTCTGTAAGTTTGATATTATCTGGATTAATACCAGAAGTAGATTGTTCCAATTTTTCGATAATAGAATCAATCAAGTTAGGTACATCTACATCAGTACATGGATCAGCACCACAATCACAGCAAGGAGCGTTTACTGTTACGCTTCTTGTAAGACCGTTAAATGCAATAGTTTCTAAGTAAGAAGAGAAAGCCCTAAGGGTTACTGTAAGTACATCTCCACATTTTACAGAAAAATTATCTACATCAGTAATTTGATTTACTGGAGTAGGACATCCTGCTACCTTGTAGAATTCAAGTACATTTGAGTTTGTAGCATTTGCTCCACCATTTTGAAGAGCACCTGCAATTTTATCAGAGCGTTTAGAACCCTGTAAATAATTACTTCCTCTACCTTGTGCAATATAGAAGTATTTAACTCCAGCATCATCAATACTTGTTGAGGATGCTGTGGTATAGTCAGGTTTAAAGAAACCTACAACACCAGCAGCTAAATCTTGAGTAGAACCAGAGCTAGGTAGAGTGTTTCCTACTGGTACTACAAACAGGGTTGTTAACGAAAAATCAGTCATTTTGTATTTTGTTTAAAGTTTATTCATTTGTTTGTATTCGTAATTGTGAGCTTTGAACGGCAGGTATATTTTCAGTGTACATTGCCAAATGTTGAACTGCTAAATCTACTAATTCATCTTCAAGATATTCTTCCAGCTCACAATCTTGATTTTTAGAATTTTCACCTTCTAAATTGATGTATCCTTCTTTATCTATATACTTAGGGTATCTTAAATAAGAGACAAACAGTTTAGTTGGAGTAAATGTTCCATCTGAATAAATATTAAATTCATCAGATGATATTGTATTGAACGTTTCTTGATATTCGAAGGAAGGTTTTAAATCTGAGTTAGTTAACAAGAATTGTATATCTCCATGTTTAACTAAATCTTTATTTACCCACAAAGGTCTATCTTTACATTCACCTTTATCTGCTAAAACATAAGCATCTATCCAAAACATATATTGAGGATTTAGCTTACTTACAGATGCTTTATATTGGTTTATATTAGTATCTCCTTTTGAGAGATCTAGAGATTTATAATCCTCTATGAGGTTTTCTAAATCCTCATATCTTTTCTTAAAACCATTTAAGCCAATTCCCCCTAAACCAGTTACTTTTTGCTTTATTAGCTTTATCTGAGCTTCGTTTAGCGCAAGTATCTTGTCCTCTAAAGGGACATCCTGATGTTCATTTGTTGACAGCTTATTTAGTTTTAAACTTAATTTGTATAATAAGCTATCTACAGAGATCATACACTAGCTAGTTTTTTTGCTTTTAGTTCTTGTTCGAGATTAATTAAATCTTCTTGATTTTCTTCATCTAGAAGGAATTTAACATAATCGTCTTCGCTTCCTGCTAGTTCATACTCACCTTTATATAATTTCCCACCACTTCTAAATCTTAGTATTGAATGAGCAACTGCTTGTTTTACAAGATCTTTAACATGAAGGATATTTTCTTTCATATCTGCAAATTGTAAGAATACTTTTACAGGACTTATACCACTATATTTACCTGATGTAAATTCTGTTTTCTTAAGAACATCGTCTATAAGATTATAAACAATTTCTTCTTTAGTGTCTTCACTAACTGGTAATCCTAGTAATCTTGCAACTTTTCTACGTCTGTCAGGTGAAAGAGTATTCAACTTCATAACAGCATCGTTTATTAATTTCTTTTTCTTAAATACAATTTCATTTTCGAGATTTTCATCTGAAACATAAAATTGAGTATCTGAAGGATATTCTCCTCTTTCATATGCTTGAAGAGAAGATGCTATTGTTGGATGTACTCTCAACCATGCAAATGTCAATTCTTGAAGAGGGTTTGATAGATCGAAATAATTATCACCATCCATCAATTTATACGAAGAAACATGTTTATCGTCTGTATCAGATTTTTTTAATTTATAATTCCAGAAAGAAGAAGTTGGTCCTAAGTCAACATTAAAAATTTCTTCTAATTTTGTTTTTAGTTTCTGAACTCTCTCCCTTTCAAGCTCTTGTTCTTGAGGATCTTTAATCCTTTTAATGTAAGCGGCATCTGGATCTAAACCAGTTCTATATTTACCAGTTATTTCCTTATAGGGATATTTGTAAATCCCTGTTCCTGGGACACGAGTTAATCCAGCGGCTGCTAAAGATTTATCCATGCTTAGGATATTGGTGTTAGAATAATCCTTTTTAACAGACGAAATTTTTCCGTGTTTGCTCATACAATATGTAGTTAAAGTGTTAGTTTTATTAGTTGCGGAGAGTGGGTTCGAACCACTGACCTTCAGGTTATGAGCCTGACGAGCTACCACTGCTCTACTCCACGATGTTGCAATTTTGGTGTATTAAGAGGATAATATTGCGAACCTACCCTGCCCCCATGTTATTACGAGTTTGGGGTTCTCTTAGATTATAATGAAAAGCACCCCTGCAACTCAGCAATTACAAGGGTACTTTTCGGAGGGATTAGAATTGAGGAATTTCTTCTATAAGAACCGTACGAGACAGATCTTCGATAAAGATATCACAACGATCTTCCATCCACATAGTATATCCTGGGAACATATTGGCAGAACTCATACCTTGAGATCTTGCAAAACCTAAGTGGTGTTGACGACCATCTACATAACCCCAAGTCATTGAAGGAGAACCTTTATGACGTACTTCACGGATGTTGTTGATCAATGAACCATCACCTTGAGGTGATACATCAAATACAAAGAATACAGGAGTAGATTTTTTATTCTGTCCAAATTCTAGATTAGATTGAGGTAAATCAAGTTCTTTTAAGTGGAAGATATCAATTCTTCCAGTTTCTCTACTTACCATAGAGTTGAAAGCAAATCCATATGTAAGTTTATTTTGAGGAGAACCTACATTTACATTTCCAGATTCAGCACCTTTAATTTCAGTGAAGAATGTTAAACCTGAATTTAGAGCATCCTCTTTTACTGCTTGTTGGAAAGTATCCATACCTGCTTCATTAGTATAGATTTTTACATGACGATTAGGAATATCTACACGTCTGTAGTACAAATCTCCAAATACACCACGAAGTAAGTTTGCACTAAATTCACCTCTGTTATATTGTACGGTATTACCACCATTACGCATACGGTGATATACACCACCAGAACTACGTTTAACTTCTTGCTTTGATCCACCACTTTTTACAGTACCTGGCTTACTCCAGATAAAGCGTTTTACTTTATCTTCAAGCATCTTAGTACGCATCAAGTATTCAATAAATGGTTCCCAACGAACATCATTTCTTGTTAAGGGAAGTTGATTCCTACGCTGTGGAGCGTATACAAGAATATCCAGAGGTTTACCATCTGAATCACGAAGAGTACGTTCGTCAGCCCATTTAGTAATGGTGTGTTTACGACCATAAGCTCCAGATAAGGATTCGAACATTGTGATTTTCTCACCAAGACGAGGTAGTCCTGGAAGATCTTGATCGAATTCACCAATCACACTATCGATTCCCTCAAGTTCAACGCCTATTTTAAGGAAACGAGGATCTATAAAATCAATAAGAGGATTATCACTTACAAGAGTGAATGTATATAAAAATCCGTTATTCCAAGGAAGGGGATCTTTAGTAACATAAAGTTGAGGACCATACATACGGCTACCTAAACTTACTTTAGAGTGAATACCAAATTCATTAGTATCCAATACTAATTGGAATTCTTGACCATCAATACCTGTTTTACTCGCATCAATTAATGTTTGAGTAGATGAAGGTACATCAATAATTTTAGGAAATTTGTAAGGTACATTGATATCCCACTTCCAGCTATCGCTGTTGGAATCAATATAGAAAGGTTTAGATTTGTTAATCATATCCAAAAAGTCATTGCTATACAATGAACTTTGAGTATAAATGGATATGACTTTCTTGTCATAGTCAGCAGGGTCAGTTGTGTGCAGACTTTCCAAGTGGTTAGTGTCCGTAAGTTTACCTACAGCACGTTTATCAAGAGATGAATATCTTGCATAGGTAAATCCGGTTAATCCTGGGATTGTTTGAATAGCCATTTGTTATTGAATTTTAAAGTTATATTTAAATTTTATGAGAACCATGATGTAGGTTCTTCTTTTTCCTTACTTGATTTAACTGAGGATTTCTTTGTTTGTCTGGCTAATTCTTCAAAAAGAGCGTCTGATTTTTTAGACATTCCTGCTTTTTGAATTGTTGATAGAGTAGGGTCCTTTTCTAAAGTTTTTAGCAAAAGGGCTACTTTAACTTTAAGTTCGTGATTTTCAGGTCTCTTAAGATCTAAGATCTTTTTATCAAACTCTGTTAAAGTCTCTCCAGATGGTGTCTTATATTTATCCACCAAAAGAAATTCTTGTAGTTCTTGTGCTAATTTAGTATTGACAGGGATACCGTCAAATTCTTTAGTTTTTAGCTTATTTTGTAAAACAGTATTTACATTGTTAACATACTGTTGTTTAAAAGCTGCTTGATCTTTTAATCTTTTTTCACTATCTTGTTCTAATTGAGCGATTTTAGCAGCTTCCTTCTTAATTAGAACTTTATGGTACTTCTGAGCGACTTGCTCTAAATCTCCATAGTTTTTAAGTCTTTCAACCTCTGTAAGAACATCTTCTTGTTCAAGTCCTTGATCTAATAGAGTTTGTTTTATTACTTGAATTTGATTATCCTCCTTAGAGAGATCTAATTCTGAGAAATTTTCAATTTTATTGTACGTTTCAAAATAGTCTTTTGGATGTACACCTTTTACATATATGGCTTCGAACGCATGTTGATAATCTTCTCCAAACTGATTTAGAAAGGAGTTAATTTTTTGCATTGCTGTTTTTTCTCCTTCGTATTTGAACCTTTCGAGAAAATCCTCAGGAGATTCAATTTTCACATCTTCCTCATCTTCATCTAAAGAGAAAACCCCTAGTTTCAGAAGGTCTTTAGCTAAAGCTCCAAATTTGTTATTTGTAGGTTCTTCTTCTTTAGTTTTAGAAGAATCGTCTACAGTTTCTTCTTTTTTAGTTTCTTTTGAAGGATCTTCTTTCTCCTCATCTTCCTGTAGAAGATCTAAAATAGGATTAGTTTCTTCTTTAACTTCTTCTTCTTTAGTAGAAGTAGTTTTTTGTTCTTCTTTCTTAGGTTTTTCTTCCTTTTTAGGTTCTTCTTTCTTAATCTCTTCAACCTTTTCAGGGGAAGCAGAAACTGTTTCTGAACCCAATAAATCAGTAATTATAGATTGATCTCCTAATAGTGATGTCTCCTCGATACTGAAATCAGTAAATGATGTTGAGGAACCTTCTTTGTTCTCAGCCATATGTAGTTATTTTAATTGGTTTTCGGGTATAAAAGTAAAATTATAATTTGGATAATACAAGAAAAAACATACATTTATAGGTTTTTTTCACGATAATATAGCATTAACTTTCGCTCTCTTTAAAGATTTATTATATTTATTGATTATTCTGTGAGCTTTATCTATGATATTTTCTAAGTAATAGCACTCCATTTCATCATTACTTAGTGATAATTTATAACCATGCCAAGAAAATAATATATTTATAAGATGTTTTACTTCATGTGCTATTTCTCCAGGTTTTGCATTATATTTAAAAAACAACATATATTTACGTCTACCTTCTTCAGTTTCATAAGCATAGGTATAAGCTCTTATATATTTTTTCTCACTTTCTAAAACTATTGTTTCCGAAGTTTTATCCTCAGCATAATCAATACCTTCTCTTACTGTTTTTCCCACAAATACCCATATATTTGCTTTAAACACAGGTAAGTTAAATTTATGAAAAAGTAATGTTGGTTTTACAAATTTCATTTTTTCTTAGGTTTAGCCTTCTGCTGTTTTGATCTGTTTTTGGCGTTAATTTTGGCGATTTGGAGGTCATTGTTCATATTCTCCCTAGCAACCTGAAGTTTCTCTCTTTCAAGTTTCATCTTATCTTCTGATAACTTATACTTGTTTTGAATATCTAAAAGTTTAGATTGATGAGCTTTAGTCACCTTATCTTTTTCTAGGGATAGTTTATTAGCTTCATAGAGATCTGGTATTTCATTACTGTTAGAGTCCTCTCCTTCTACTTTACCAAAACCTAATGCTGAAATTATAGCAACTTCTTTCTTATTTACCCTATCCAGCTCTTTTTCATAAGATTCGTGTGCTCTGTCTAGTTCATTCTCGTAAGCTAATTGTTCAGCTTGTTTTTGTGCTATCTGAGCTTGTTGATCTATCTTTTGTTGTTCTATTTGTTGATTTTGAGCTATAATTTCCTCTTGTTTGTCTCTTAATACTTTAAAGACCTTTTCCATTTGTCTAATAGAATCTGTAGAATAAAGAGCTATTACATCATGGAAAGAACCTCCATTTTGAAGTAATGGATGAGCTAAACTACGAATTTCTTCAAATAACCTCTTGTCTTCTGGTCTATTAGTAGGAAATACCTTCAAATCTCTTAATTTAAGATCTGATCCATTTACCTGCACAAAAGCAGAGGTACCTTTAGAATTTATATAGGAAAGAGTTGATAATGGTTTATGACTTTCTATATATAATGAAGCATCTATGATAGCTTGATATAATTGCCCTAATACATACTCATGTGCTACAAATAAGGGTTCTGTTTGAGCATAAGATTGTTGTAAATTAGACTGTGTAGCTGTTGCTGTTGCAGATGGAGCTGATGTACCCAATCTTTCTCTATTCATACCTACAAGTTCCCAACATTGAGATTTTAACCAATCAGCCATATTTATACGGGCTGTCATTTCATTACTTCTTGTAAGATCTATGTTTTTAGCAATTGTAGTATTGCTCATTGGAGCTTTAGTATTCTCAGGACTGTCATCATCAAAACTGATACCTCTTTCTTTAGCTTCTAACATCCACATATCTACAGCATCTTGATCATCCCCATCTTTCAATTTAGGAATTCTCCTGATATTTATATTGGCAATGTTACCTATTTCTTTTTCAAGAAGTTGATAAAGTTGATTTAAACATATGTTATATAAAACCTGAAAAGGCTTCATCATATCAATAATAGACTTAGCCTCCGTATTCTTTATCTCAAAGTTTACTCCTATAATAGGACAGTAATTAAGAATCTTGAGTGGTTTAACATGATAAATATCTGGTCCTACTTTTATACCTTGATACCATTGATTTATCCAACCCCACTCTATAGATATTTCAGAAGGAATAGTTCCTGATTTATAATTTTCATCTACTAGAATAGTTTGTTCATTACCTAGTTCATCTTCGTATATAACTTTACCTATTTTCTTTTTAGATATCCAGTATGCTTTTACCACTACATATTTATATCCGAAAGCTGAAACATTAGAAGATAGACCTAAGAAATCTTGAAGACTATCATTGTTGTCCTTCATATTGGCTTCAGCCATTGCTCTTTCCTGAAGTATTAATGGATCATATGTGTCATATTTTACACTGTCCCATCCCGGTTTTACATTTGGATCAAATAAGTTCGATTCCCTTACATTTATAAGACCAAAGTTTTCTACACCTTTTCTTAAATGATCTATTTCTTCTTTTGTGAGATCTGGTACATTTTCGATAATTTCAGAAATTTCCATTACATTTACAGTACCAGCAGCATATGCACCTCTAGCTCTCCCTGTAGGGTCTGATGTGAACTTACGATCGGGTGTTGTAAGATGCCATACATTTTTTGGATTCTCTACAACTACATTATATCCTAATTTTGAATTATCTTCGTATATATGATAATACTCTCTTGCAGAGATGGAAAGATCTCTGAAAGCATCTTCGCTCATCTCCTTTATATTAAAATCAGCTTTTTGACAAGTGAGAATGTGATTTCCCCATTTTTCAGCTTTTGATGTATAACTTTCAATTTCATCCTTAACTTCCTCAAGGGTTAATTGTTCTATTTCTTCATCACTTATTTCTTGTCCTTGTAAAGCTAAAGTTTCTTGTATTTTAATTCTTGCTTCCGTTAAAATATATTCATTCAGCAATTGAGTTTTATAATCTAATTCTTCAGATTTACTATCATCATCAAATGCTTTTACTTTATAATCATCAGGTCTTTTAGTAAGTTCCCCAACTAATTCATTTAATGGAGTTGTTATAATTGAATAATGTTTTACATATGCTGGTAAACCCATATCCTTCGTAAGGATTTCTGTAAAACTCTTAACTTCTTCTTCCATATAAAAGTCCTCTTGATGGAGGATTCCTTTTACAAGGTCGTAATTTTTAACAAAGGTTTCTCTATTTTTTACATATTCTGCATACCCTTTATTCGAGAAATAATCCATAGCTCCTTTAATCCAATCAGGATTTTCTTTCTCTTTTTCAGTTTTAAACTGATCGGGAAACTGTATATGAAAAGGATACTTGTTAGCATCCTCTTTAATGTGCTTAATTATAGCCATTTATCTAAATATTTTAATTTTTTTATTTCTGAGTGTAGACGGAGTGCTTGTAAATAAAGGAGGTCTTTTATTCTTACTAGTGTATATTGATTTAACTCTTTCATCAGAATCCGAACCTACTTTTCCATATATAGGGTCCATTTTCATAGCTAGTGCGATGGCTAATTCTGCTGCAATAACCCTATCATAATTACCCTCCTCATCATTATATTGAATAATTTCTTCTAATAATAAAGGATCTAAAATTCTTTTAACTCCTAATATTTGATTTTTTATATTACCTTCTTCATCTCTTTCTATTACTAATTCTTCTTCTAAGTATTTTTTCAAACAAGAATGAAGAAAATCCCTTATTTTACCAGCAGATCTATGTATTCCATATTCTCTGGAAACAGTAGTATTAGGTACTATATCTTTTAACCATTGGGGTTGTTTTTCTAGATAATGAGCATCTCCTTTTGCAATCATATAATCTATAAAGGAAATTTCATCATTTTCGCATAATGTTCTTGCATTATAATATTTTATAAGAAGTCTTGCTTGTTCTTCCCATTTTTCTTTTTTATCAGGTCTCGCACAATAAGAGGCTACAAACATATCTTGATATTTATCTCCTGTTATTTCGTGCATTCTTTTATATATAAACACACTACCTAGTGAAGAACTATATTCTGATTTACCTTGTCTATAAGGGTCAACTCCCGCAACATATAAACCATAAGGAGGAGACTCCATAGGGAATTCATATATAACTACTGGAGCATCTTTAGAATCATTTGGTTTTAAAGGAAAATTAGATATTGGTAACTTATCTGTAAATTCATGCTTAATCTCAGTATCATCAGCATATAATATTACAGGTGTACCGTTCCTACCTTCATTTAACAATCTTATTTTTTGCCTTTTAGCACTCTCTATATCAAAAATATTATCAGAATTAGAAAGAAAACATTCCTCTATCGTAAGAGGGTGATACATGACTTTTTTAAGGTATACTGTACCATCTGGATTTTTTCTAGCTGACTCTCTCTCTTTTTCAATTAATTTTAAAGCTTTTTCTTTGTTAGAAACTTTTATTTCTAATTTAGATAATTCAGGATAATTACCCTCAGGTAGTCTACCTTCTTTTATTAAATATTTATCTAATGTAGTGTTTTCTTTGCAGTCTTGTCTATAAACTCCTGATAGGAAGAGACAAGTCTCCTTACCAGTAGCTTCGTCTTTGAAAGGTAAGAAATCATTCGCTCTCGGATTTAAAAAGAAGTTTTCAGCATCTTTACCATTATCGAAACTTCCTCCAGTACCAACTAATATAGGAATAGCTCTCCATCCAAATTCTCCCTTCATGGCAGGAACGCCCGCTTCAAATGCTTGAGCAAAAGCATATTTCCCTACTTCGTCCATTATAAAAGACTTAGCAGTAGTACCCGCTGATACTTCGGTATTATGACCATCTTTAGCATTTCTAATGACTATATATGACCATATTTCATCTTCCCCATCTGGTTTCTTATACCCTAATCTAATCTGATTAGACCTCCATGTTTTATCTAATCTAGGAATATTCAAACCTGACCATACTTTTTTTAGTCCGAAATCAACTTTATCTTTTAACAAAGATAGGTCATTATCATTACCACATACTATTACATTTTGAGTAAGTTTAAACATTATGGCATTCATACCAAAAAAAGAAGCCTCCATCTCACTTTTTCCACCTTGACGAAGACCTATCTCCATATAGCCTAATTGTTGCACTCTACATTTTTCAAGTGCTTCTGCTCGTATCCATTCATTATCTCTTAACTTAGGTCTGGATTCTTCACGTACTATATTACCATGTTTATCTTTTGAATCTATACGAATCCACCAATGATTTAAATGCCAGTATAACCATCCAGAAATATGAACACCGTTAATATTAACCCCTCCTTTAATTTTCTCTTCTTCCCAATTAATAAGTTGTTGAAACTCCTCTGTCCCTGGAGGGGGGAGTTTTTTCATATTACAAAAAAATTCTGTAGTTTTAATTTCCATAGTTGGACATTTAGTTGGACATTATGTCCAACCTACTGCATTCTATGAGGAACTGTTCCTGATCCTCTTGCCTCTTTTTTAACTTCTTCTTTTTCTCTCATAGCATCTACTTCTTTTAGTAAAGCTAAATAATTTTTCATTGTTTCTTGAATAAATTTACCTTGTTGTTCAATAGACGCAATCACCATAGGTAACATCCCCCCTTTTGCTGTAGATTTCCATTCTATACGGTCCTTTAGTTCATTTATAGGGTTTGCATCTACATAAGCTCTCCAGCTTTTTAATTGCTCTTCTGCCCAACTAAGTTCTATATCTATAAAAGTCTGCTTCTTAGCCATTAGTAATCATTTAGTTCATCATCATCTAGGGATGATATATCCTTCAAGTTCATACCATCTTTTATAATTTGTTCAAGTTCTTCATCGTTTGTTTCGCGATGAACGTCCATTTCTAATGTTGCTTTATATTTAGTAAAAGCGTAAAGTACTTCTTTATCTGGTAGTCCCCATATATCTCCATAATCATCGAGAGCTGTTGATATGTGTTTTCCTATATTACAATTAGGGTATTCTTTTTTAAGTTCCATTAGAATACCTATTATTTCAATATAATAGTTTGGTTTTATTTTTTTCATTTTATACCTTAGTTAATAGTCCATTATATTGAGCACACATCTCTGTTAATGAAGGTTTTATAATGGATTTAAGAAGTTTTTCAAGTTGTTCGTTTGCTTCTTTTTTTACTTCAGGAGAAACTCCTTCAGTTCCAATAAGTGCTCCTAGTACCTGAATAAAGGGTATGGTGAATTCTATCTGTCTCATAGTAGGTTTTTAATATCTTTATCTGTTAATGTAGTTTTTTCTTCTGTGAAATATTCTTCAAAATCTGGTAAATATTCATCATCTATATAATCTTTAGAAAAGAATAATCCGATAGTATCACCATCTTCATCATTAGAGCCATATAGATCAATAAAATTAACACCTTTATCATAGACATCATTTAGAATGTCAATAAATGATTTTAGATCAATCTTTCTTATTCTGAATTCCTTTTCCATATTTAGTCCATTTTAAAGGTATTTTATTATTAGGATGATCTTTATTCCAGGTTTCTATACCACAATTAGAACCAAGTCCTGAAGTTCTCATATTTATTCCACAACCACAGAATGAACAGTGATCATCCGTCCTATGCGTTTTATATTGATATCCAGCAAGTTCTTTAAATTCTTTAGAGGAAACCGCATTCTTGCTCATAAAAGGACAAGTCTGACAAATAATTCTTCTTCTTATAATTTCATCCTTTTCATCATCAGGTAAATTGTTTAGTTTTAACTGAACATTATTTACAACTGCTTCCACAATTTTAGCTGAATTAGGTAATCCTGCCGGTATCAACTTTAAGTATTCTCCAATTGCTGACATTTTTCTATTTTTGGTTTTATTCCTTCCATCCACTTTAAAGTAGATTCTAACTTCATACTAATACTTCTTCTTCGATCTTCTGTTAATTCAGGTTTCTCAAGTATCTCTCTAAAAACTCTTTCTTTTGAAAGGTGTTTCTCCCATTTTTTCTTAGCCTTCGATTCGTTGAATATAAATTTACCAAAACCCGATATCTCAATAGTATCGTGTTTCTTAGTTGCTTCATAAGCTCCTTCCATTTGGTGAACAACAATTGCATCTATTGTTTTTACTGGAATATTTGTTTTTAAAGACATTACTCTAACCAAATAGTCTTTAGTACTCATAGATATTGGTTTATCCATTTCTGTAAAGATTTACCTGTAGAATTATATTTTTATCGAAATCTAGTAATATCTTAGGATTTACTTTAACCTTATTACTTTCTTTGATTAAAATCCCTAATTTTTTAAGCTTACTAACCATATTATTAATGGTAGGAGCTGAAGAGTTATATAACTTACAAAATTCTTCTTTGTAGGTAAATGATGAAATATTACCTTTTATAGCAGCAAAGGCTATCAATTGAATTTCTCTTTCTGTCAATTTTATTCTATTAATAGATGATAAAATAGAATAATACGTATAAGCTATATCAAGAGAATTACTTTCTTTCTTTTTTAGTTTCTGATATATAGTTGGTTGTTGTTGGTCTTCCATAAGTGCAAATATACAATAATTTCTATAATTAACAAAAATAATTTCAAATTAATGCCATATTATGTTGAAATTTTTTCTAAGTTTCTTTCTACTTCATCTATTTTATTATATAAATCGTCTATCCTGTATTGTATATCTTCACATTCATCACATCCCTTTTCAAAAAATTCACCTTCCAGTTCTTCTAGTTTTTTCTTACATCTTTGTAATTTACGCTTCAAAGAAGCTTTTTGTTGACTTTTACTCATATTTAGTTATTTTAAATTAGACACACCATCCCCATTAATTATATTAACAGACTGTTAGGGTGTTGATCAATAACCCTCCGTAATCCTCTACATGGGATCTATAACCCATACCCTATCAGATAAGCAGTCTGTATATCTAAACCCGCCCGACCACCCTTCAAAATAAGGGTAAATTTTCGATAAATCCAATAAATTTGTTTGATTATTTTATAATGTGCTGAGAATCAGCGAGATTAATTTAAGAAAGGAGGTGGATATGTGATTCGAACACATGATGCTAATTTTGCAGATTAGAGCCTTACCTACTTGGCGAATCCACCTTATGTGCAGAATGTGAGGATCGAACTCACTCTTTTCCAGTTTGGAAGACTAGTGCACCACCATTTATGCGTATTCTGCAAATTAATAATATATTACGTACCCAATGATGGAATCGAACCACCTCTTTTTGCATGTAAAACAAAAGCACTTCCGTTATACTAATTGGGTATTGTGGAACCACTTGGTAACGATCCAAGATTTCTCGCTCTTCAGGCGAGCACATAGACCATCTATGTTATAGTTCCTTAGTAGCGAAGAAGAGAATCGAACTCTTGTCAATCAGGCTTATGAGACCTGTCGGAAAACCAACGTTCCAGCTCGCTATGTAGTAGTAACAGGACTCGAACCTATATCCTCCTTCGTATCAGGAAGTTGCTCCACCATTGAGCTATACTACTATAAAGTACCTCCAGATGGTACTGACCCATCTTCTCTAGATTAAAAGTCTAGAGCATCACCTTAATGCTTTGGAGGTATAAACCTCCTTCTTATCTGTTTCCATAATTTATAAGTTAATTAACCTACTTCAGTTGGCCCTAGCAGTACTGATCTGCTGACCTTCTCATTATGAGTGAGATGCTCTACCATTGAGCTAAGGGCCGATTTGAACTCCCACTGGGATTTGAACCCAGATCGATGCTTTAGAAGAGCATAGTTTTTCCAGTTAAACTACAGGAGTTTAATATAGAAATTACCTATGTCTTCTTAATACCATGAGCACTTTCACGGACTCGAACCGCGCCTCCTCTGTTTACAAGACAGTAGCATCGCCACCTATGCTTAAAGTGCATAAACCAGTTTTAATATTACACGCCAGACCGGAAACTGGACCTGCACACCTCCATTGAATCGAACAATGTCCTTCAGTTTTGGAGACTGTTTGGCTACCTTAGCCTGAGGTGTATATTGCGCTTGGTTTAGGATTCGAACCTAATATCATTCGGTTAACAGCCGATTGCTTGTCCATATAAGCTCTCCAAGCGTATGCGGTCTACCTCGGATTTGAACCGAGCTGTATCCTGCGTGACAGGTAGGTGGACACACCAAGCATCCCCGTAAACCAGTGTGGAGACAGGTGGGCTTCGAACCCACTTGATCTTCTTTGCAAAAGAAGTGCATAGCCAATTCTGCCACAGCCCCATAAAACAAAAAAGGCCCCATTTTCGGTGGAGCCTTAATCTATTTGATTATTCTTAAATTAGCTCCAATATAATATTCCCACCTTACCACAATTTCTTGTAGCAAACGCGGTATCTATAATATTAAACCAATTATTCATCATCATGTTATTGTTTTAAAGTACTCCTGACGAGACTCGAACTCGTTCCTTAACCTTGAAAGGGTTACGCCTCAACCTGTTTGGCCTCAGGAGCATAAATCTCCTCAGCTTCAGTTTTGTCTTCTATCAGGGTATTTGTTTTCATAAGTTGCAAATATAAATACAATATTTGAATTGTGCAAGTTTTTTCTCAAATATTTTTGTCTCTAGGGTAGGATTCGAACCTACTGTGTTTCATAGTGCTAGTTTTACAGACTAGTGTACTTCCCCCATCAGTACAGCCTAGAGATATGCAGAGAGCAGTGGCCCTGATCCACACTCAGTTTCCTGAGCCATCATCTTAGCAGGATGTGCCCACCCTAGTAGGTTTACTCTCTATATTGCGGAGAACTGAGGACCCGACCCCCATCCGTTGTAAACGAAACCTTGTTTTCAAGACAAGTCGCCACTCCAATGTAGCTGCTTAATTCTCCTTTATGTGCGCCCAATAGGAGTCGAACCTATAATGTGATCATTAATCCGTAACAGATTTTAAGTCTGTCGTGTCTCAGCCATTTTCACCATGAGCGCAAAGTACCCCTGAGTGGATTCGAACCACTAAAAACCCAGAGTCTAAATCTGGTAGCTGTGCCAGTTTGCATATGTCACAGGGGCATTATGAACCAAGTACCTGATTCGAACAGGTGTCTGTGATTTCGTAGATCACTATTCTTCCGCTGAACTAACCTGGTTTATATATACTTAAGTTATTTATTTTTGGGTGAAAGGAAAGAATCGAACTTTCATCTCCTGATTCACAGTCAGGTATTCTAACCGTTAAAATACAATCACCATATGATGCAGGGGTATGATTCGAACATACATCCTACAGATTCAAAGTCTGAGGTAATAACCTTTATACTACTCTGCAATGTCAGGATTGAGGGATTCGAACCCCCGGAGGACACTACCTGTGTGCCCTCATATGATTCCAAGTCATATAGCTTCAACCAAACTCGCCCAAATCCTGTAAAATAAAAAAGCCTCTTTGATACTATCTCTGAGGCTTTTGTCCAATAACAAATATTATTATTACCAATCAAACATAGCCCCAGAACCCAACAACGAGAGTTGCTGATAAGGTCGTGAACTATGTAATGATAGATTTTTCATTTAATTAAATTCCTAATTTATCTTCTATTTTATCAATTCCTTCTTTTAAAAGGTTTCTTATAATCTCCCAATTTCTGCCTAAAAATACCCCAATAGAGAGTAAAGCCAATCCAGAATTACCCTTTACAAGGAACACTAGAGATACCAAAATAAGTAAAAGGGAAGTAAATCCGTTCTCCTTAATAAATTTTATTACTTTCTTCATGACACAAACATAATCAATATAATTGATATTTCCAAATTTTTTTAGAATTTTTTTAATTTTCCAAATTTTTTATGTGAATAATGAGGGAGGGTACTCCATCTTAGAACCCCCTCCTACAAAAAGGCGGTTGGTGGGTTACCCCGTCACTTGTTACAGACAAGTCAGTTTTTAATAAATTAAACAAAACAGCAAAATTATGCAAAAGTACGTTATTCAAAGCGGTAGCTTTACGGAAGCAGGTAATTATAGTGGTTACACTGCAAATCAAGGTAGAATCTTCCTTCACAAGAAGCAAATGGAAGGTCTTGGTTGGGCAAAGAACGAAGACGTTAAGTTTCCGTTCTATGTTATTGGCGGTGAAAAAACCATCAATCCATTTGATGAGAATGGTAAACCAATGACCAAAGAGGACGGAACACTCGTTGAGGTTAAGCGTTTGCAAGCCTACAATGCGTTTAAAACACGCACAGAGCTTGTTCAAGCACTTGCAGAACCTCAGTTGATTGACCTGGAAGTAGCCAAATTGGTGAAAGCAGAAGCATCAACGGCAGGTTTAACTTCGAAAGAAGTTGAGAGCTTGCTTGCAGCTTCCATTTAAGGGATCAAGGATCAGGGGCTTAATTGTCCCTTTTCCTTCTATATTCTTCTCAGACGGAGAAGAGTAAATCGTTAACTAATAATCCCAATAACTATGAGAACCATCAAATTATGGTCAATTATCACATTGTACTTTGTGGTAGTGACAATTGCAGCAGTAATCACACTGTAATAAAGGAGGGAGAAATCCCTCTTTTTACATACTTGCGTATGTGGGTGGGGATTCATCATAGGGTGGGTTAATCAAATACTCTATATTAACATAGAGTTGTATTATTTTAATATTTAACATATTCTCATTAAATCTTACATGACTGTGTTGAATTAGTGAACGGTGGAGAATTAAACTTCAACCCTCAAAATAGCTCAGAATCAAAGATGTGTATTTTCAATAATTGACATTTTAACCTTAAACCTTACATCAAATGAAGACAATAACACTAACAGTACAAGAGTTCATTAACTTTAAGTCTATATATAAAGGAGTTTATCTCTCCAAAGTAGAGAATGGTGATGTAAAGGTGACTGCAAATGCTACAAGTCTTAGCTATTTTGGTTATTAGTTCGTTTTTATATTCACTTTGGATTTCAAAGTGCGAAATTAGTGTGGAAATGAGGTTTTTGTGTGTTGATAAGATGGTGTATATCCCTCATAACTTAATCAGAAGTATTGAAAATCATCAAATATTTATCGTTTATCAATAAATAACATAGCATTATATGACATATATTCCAGAAAAAACACCAGATTGTGAAATAATCGTATCCTCATTA